ATACACACTATCTTTATCGTAGATATAATCAATACAATCAATCAAAATCGTCATCATAATATCTTTTTCATCCATTGTCTCATACTTCTGAATCATTTCAAAAGTTGGATATCTTAAACAAACACCAAGATTTTCGGTAAGTTGAATTTTGTTTGTGTGATTCTCGGATTTGGTAGGATGAATTTCTAAAAGATTCAATTTGAAATCAACAGAACCACTACAAGTTTTGTCCTCACCCTTTTCATCTTTTGTGACATTATTACATTTGTATTTTAATTCAACAACTTCTTCTACCGACCTTGCTCTCAGATTCATAAACAGAAACTCAAGGTCAAAAGTGGGAATGTTATTGATATCAACTTCATCTAAGATACAATTTTTCAATACTTGACGAATGACTTCAATTGTTTCTTTTTGGTCATCTGATTCTGATGCCATTAAGAATAGTTTTTGTTCTTTCACCAGAAACGGGCGAAAGCGAACTGGCTTACCTGTTGAGAGCAGGTTCACAGTATAAATTGGTACATCGATTTTTGGTAACATAATATCCTCGCTTGATTAATTAAAGAGCACGACCTAATGGTAAAATTCTCGACAGACCAGAACCAAAGAGCGCAGTTGCAGCAGCTGCAAGGTCGTAAGTTCCCTGATAGATTGGTCTGTATCTTTGATAAGCAAACTGAATTGATAGGCGATGAAAACCATCTTCACTCCAACTCAAAGATTGCGGTGCGATTCCAATTGGAAAAGCATCCATCAATTCTACTGCATAAATTTGTTTGATAAAATCATCATATTGAATGATTTTGATATTTGTTAGATACCTTGATTGCAAACCTTTAGGATACCTTAAATTATTTGTGTCTGAAGGAATGATTGCTTCCATCCAACGGTCAAACAGTTTTCTTTCATAGAATTCGTTTGTGCATATAAATGTCAAAGTAGTATCTGCATATTGCACATTGTATGGCACTTTAAAAATAGGACCATAAATTTTAACATCAGCAGTTTGTAATGTTTTGCCTGGTAGTTCTGCACTTTCACATTGAAGTGCTAAATAACGGCTCATACCTGAATTGGCACTTGTAGATTGTTCGTCACTTCCTCCAGTTCGACCAAATGCAGAACCAATTGCATCCGAAACATCTGTAAACACAGAGTTTGGAAAATTCAAAATCTTTTCGATAATTGAATTTCCTACAAATTGATTGATATAAGGTGGAATAGGCAAGATAACTTCAAAACGAGAAGGCTTAGCTAAACCATCTTTTGCTCTTACATTAGATAAGAATAAGTTTGGTGAAAATGACATTAGAATTTTTTCCGTGAATCGTAGTAAACTTTACTTGTGTTTGCACCAACAAAGTTTTCTGCGGGCAACAATGCGGCAATATCCCACTCATCGGCTGTAATTTCTAAGAACCGAGAATCAATGTGGTTAAACAGATATCTTTTAATGCAAGGTTGTGCCTCAAATATTTTTGATGCTCTCTGTAAATAATGATAACTAATTTTTAATCTAGTTGTTTCATCAAATTTAGAATTGTTTGCCGCTTCACTTAATTTGTCCAAAAGGATAATACGATGCTTTGGGTGAATGTAATGCAAGTTCAACCCTAAAAAACCGTCTGGGTAGCGTTCTATTGGAATAACCAATGGGAACCTGTCGTAGTATGGCAGCGTATCTTTGTGCTTTGGATCATACAAATAAAAATACATGCGACCAATAAATGACTTATCACGAAGTCTTTCTTTGTCCCTCATTATTGATGCTGGTGAAGGTCTCAAATCATTTACTTTCTTTTTTAGCCAATCTCTGGCTGCATTTGTCCTTGGCGTAAGTCCTTCTTTCGCCAATGATGCTTGAATTCTGTCAATTAGTGTCGCCATTAGGTTATTTATCTCAAAGTCCCAACTCTTTTTCGGTGACTAACTGAAAATGCCATCCATGTTCTTTGCAAAATAAATCGGCAGCTTTCCATTTTGCTTGATTTACGGCATAGGTGGCAACTTCTGCCAGGTATCGTTGGGTCTTGCGTTTTTGCGTTGGCATCATCGTTTGTTTATACGGCTTCACCTCTATTATCGAAGTCTGCTCGGAGCCATCTTTCCGTTTGGTCCTGACAATGAAATCTGGAAAATATCGATGCACTCTGTTATCAACTGGCGAAACATAAGGTATCGGCAATTCTTCCGATGCCCACCATATAACTGCCGGGTTATCGTCTAGGTACTTCATTACTCTTAGTTCCCAATTGGAACGGTAGATAATGTTGGTTGCATTACCTTTGTATTTGTTTGGGTTTTTTGGTCGAAACCATCCTTTGTATGACATAAATATTATCTATCTAACCTACAGGACAAATATGGCACTTTTTGGATTCTCTGATATCTCTTTCGACAAAGGTCAAACTAAACGAGGACCTTTAGCTAAACTTGTTGGAAGCGAATTTGAAAGAACAACATTAAGATATCCACTTGATGTTGGTAATTATGACAAAGGACATTATGTTGTCTTTTATGTTCGTCAACAAAAAACCACATCTATTCCCACAAGAGTTGTTGGTAGTGAAAAATTTTCTACTGATGTTTCCAATGCCGGTGCAAAAGGTGTCGTTGATGCAATTAAAGCCGGTGGTGATATTCCAAACAAAGCACTCAATGCAGTTAAAAATGGTGCAGTAAACGCAGTATCAGGTTTTGTTGGAAAAATAACTTCAGGTATTACAGGTGGTATTAATAATCTATTCGCACAAAAAGGCGGCACTTTTATGCCTAATGCGGAAGAATCGCAAAAATTAATTGATACTTCCATTAAAAGAATTACAACAAAAGGATTAGATAAAAATTTAAGAACAACTGTATTGACAACTGATGCAATTGCATTATACATGCCAGATACTTTGAATTACAGTTATTCACAAACATACGACCAACTTTCTTTAGGTGGTGAGATTGCAGGCCAGGCATTTGGCGCAGGTCAGTCAGCATACGAAGAATACAAAAAAACAGGCGATGTTAGAAAACTAGGTGAATCATTACAACAATCTGGTGCTCAAGGTGCAACACAAGTTATCGGTCAAGGTTTAGGCAAACTTGTAAATAGTGAACAAACTGCAGCTGCATTTTTGGCCAGAACAGGTCGTGTAGTTAACCCAATGTTGGAGATGATTTACAAGTCTCCAAACTTTAGAACATTTCAATTAGATTTTACATTTTACCCAAGAGATGAAAGAGAAGCCTTAGAAGTCCAGAGAATTTTAGAGAGACTTCGTTTTCATCAAGCACCTGAAATTTTTAAAGCCAATGGAACAGAATCTTCTGGCTTTTTAGTTCCTCCTTCTGAATTCGACATTAAGTTTTATTATGCAGGTGGAGAAAACCCAAACATTCCACAAATTGCAACTTGTGTTTTAACCACAATTGATATTAATTACGCACCAAATGGGTTCTCTGCGTATGAAGTTCCTGGTGAAAACAAACCATCTTTAGGTAGAACAGGTATGCCTGTTGCAGTTCAAGTGACTATGCAATTCCAAGAAACCACTTACTTGACAAAAGAGGACTTTAGACAAGACTTGGCAACTGCTGCTACTTTAAGTTCTGCGAGGAAATAATGGCAAAATATTTTAATTATTTTCCAAAAGCATTTTATAGTTCAAATACTAGAACATCAGGCCTTGATGAGATTACAAACATTACTGCAAGATTTGGTTTTGAACAATCACTAAAAGAAAACTCATCGGCATTTTACAAATACGATTTGCAAGAAGGTGACACACCTGAAATTGTTGCGGCTAAATTTTACGATAGTCCCGAAAGACATTGGATTGTTTTAATGTTTAATGACATTTACGACCCACAATATGATTGGCCTTTGCAATACTCTACATTCATTGAATATGTTGATAAAAAATACTCTGCAAACAATTATGCAGATACCGCAAATACAAGTGTTACTGGTCTTTCGTGGGCAATGAATGTAACAAATGTTCATGCATATTACAAAGTCGTAACAAGAACAAATTTCGATAACATTTCAATCATCGAAAAATTAGAAGTTGATGCTAACACTTGGGCCAATGTGGCACCTACAACCACAAGTTATATTCTACAAGACAGTTCTACAATTACACAAGCCATCACTAAAGAAAAACAATCATATTATGATTATGAAAACGAATTGAATGAAAGTAAAAGAAGCATTAAACTTTTAAAACCAGAGTTTGTATCTGCGGTCGAAAAAGAATTTAAGAAAGTTATTAAACAATGAGTTTTTCGGTAAAAAAGTCAACACAGTTCAAAATTAACGAACTTGTGGTGATGACAAAAGCAGGACCAATTGATATTTCTTCCATTTACGAAGAAATCAATATCTTTGATTCTGTTTTTATGCCTGTAATGAGTGGGCATATTATGGTAAGAGATGCGGTTGGTCTTTCCGGTTCTTTAATTTTTGATGGTTCTGAAACTTTGCTTATCGACATTTCTAAAAGTGAACAAGACCCTGATATTGCCAATTTTAAAAAATCGTTTAGAATCTACAAACAATCAGACCGAATTAATAGTGGTCTGAATAGTGAATTTTTTGTATTGCATTTTTGTTCCGATGAAATGATTTATTCCAATCAACAAAGAATTAATCAGTCTTACGAAGGAACATATTCAAAAGTTGTTGAAAAAATTCTTGCAGATTATTTAAAGATACCTGAAAATCAGTCTGGTGGTTTTTTTGAAGAAACTTCAGGTATTCGAAAAATTGTTATACCTAATTTAAAACCTATTGAAGCAATTGAATGGGTAACAAAAAGGTCCTTGGATGCGAAACAATCTCCAAACTATTTGTTCTATCAAAACACAACTGGTTACAACTTTGTTTCTCTCTCTAAACTACTGACACAACCAGAATTGCTTGATGTTAGATTTGAACTCAAAAATCAAACACAAGTAAATGCAATTGAAGAAATTGGTGCGGCTCGTGGATTAGAAGTTATATCACAAACTGATATGCTTGAGAAAATTAAGTCTGGTGTTAATGCAGGACAGTTTATTGGTTTTGACCCAATTACACGAACAACTGCAAAAAAGAACATTGGGTTTGGTGATATGTTTTATAATATGGAACATGGTAGTGAAACACCCAATCAATCTGTATTTGAAAACAGAGGTGGTGTTAAAAGCGTTGAAGCATTTGCATCAAAGATTTCTATGGCATCTTTTAATGCCGCAAAACAATTGAGTAGTTACATTAAGAAAAACGACCCGACTTCTCTTTCAAAACAAGAGAATATTGAAAACTGGTTGTTTCAAAGAACTGCCATCATGGCACATTTAATGAACAAGAGAGTTAAGTTGGCAATGCCAGGTAACTTTCAATTAACATCAGGTTTCAATATTAATCTTAACGCACCTAATTTTGGTAGAAAAATAAAAGGTGAAGATAATGAAGATGTGAGTGTGAGTGGTAAGTATATGATTGTTGCTTCCAGACAGATTATTAAATACGACAAACACGAAACAATTATTGAGGTTGCTTCCACAACTACAAACAATGAGTATGTGACTGTAAGCAATCCAGAACAATTAACACAACTATTGAATTATTAATATGGCACAAAATGATTTTGCAGGTGCAGGTCAATTCGTTTGGTGGATTGGCTTTGTTGAAAGCAGACAAGACCCATTAAAGTTAGGTCGTGTTAAAGTTCGTTGCGTTGGTTGGCATGCTGATAATAAGATGCAACTTTCAACCGATGCACTTCCTTGGGCTCAAGTTTCTTTACCAACAAATAATATAAACCCATATGCACCAAAAGAAGGTGAAATGGTGTTTGGGTTTTTTACAGATGGAGAAATGGCACAAGAACCGATAGTTCTTGGTGTTTTTCCTAGTATTCCATTAAAACCTGCAAACATACAAGAGGCGTATAGTGACCCAAGAACATCTGCTGAACTTGCGAAATCACCAAGAACACCAGAATCAAAAACATACAATACTGATGGAACAGGTATTGAGATTGTTGAAAAAACACAAGCAAATAATTACCCATTAAACTTAGATGAACCAACTACATCAAGGCTTGCACGAAATGATTCAGATACAATTATAAAAACTTATATTCAGGAACGAAAAGAGAATAAAGTAACTGGAGTTCCAACTGTAACATCTACATGGAACGAACCTGAAACAAAATATGATGCAGTTTACCCATACAATAAAGTAATGGAAACTGAATCTGGTCACATTGTCGAATATGACGATACACCAGGTAAAGAACGAATTCATATTGCACACCGAAATGGTAGTTTTACCGAATGGTATCCTAATGGTGACAGAGTAGAGAAAATTACAAAAGACAAATACTCTATCGTTATGAAAGACGATAATGTTTATATTATGGGTGACTGTAATATTACTGTTCAAGGAAATGCACAAGTTTATGTGCAAGGTAATGCTGATATGAAAGTAGATGGCAATATGAATATGACTGTTGGAAGAAATTTTGCGGCTGATGTTGGTGGAACAACTTCTTGGAACTCTGGCGGAAATTATAGTGTTAATGCACCAAGAATTGATTTGAATTAATATGGCGCATGAGTTTGTTGTTTTGTTGAATGGTGAGTTAAAGACATATACGAAGTATGAAGATATACCCGAAAGATTTGATAATGTCATTCGGTTTATACCTGAAATACCTGAACCACCACATACACATGAACAACACGAAGAAATG